AAAAAAAAAAAAAGGGGGGGTTTTTACCCCCCCTTTACTTATAAACATAGGAGGGATAAAGTGTATGGGTAAGACAACTAAGAAGTCACAGCTCTTAAAGGAATATAATAAGGAGCGAAACCGAATTAAACGATTTATTAGAAACGCTGAAAAAAGAGGTTATGTGTTTGAACCCAACCTTATACCGCCAAGACCAAAAACTATTACGAGTGGCTCAATAAGAAGGCTGTCAAAGATTAGACCTGCACAGCTTTATAACAAGGCTTATGCCATCAGTGCAGTAACAGGGCAACCAATAACAGTTGAACAGAGAAAAAGAGAAATAAGAGAAGAAGCTTCAAGGAAAGCATGGGAAACTAGGAGAAGAAAAAAAGACCAAGAGGACTATAATCGAATTAAGTCTAACAAGGAATGGCAACAGATGTTTCATGCATCAAAATTAGTATGGGATAAAGTACAGTCCATGATAGCAAGCGTGGGTGTTCAACAATCACAGTCAGCAGACTTGTTAAACAATATTTTAAACTCACAAATTGAACAGTATGGCGCAGACATTGTTCTGTATTCCATAGCACAGGCAAGCGAGGATTTTTTATCAACTTGTGAAGTTATAATTAAATATCATCCAACTAGTGCTGTATCAAGGACAGCCGTACAGCATTTATATGTGTTAATAAATGGCAATTTACCAAGCGATGCAGAACAGGCAGAAATTGATAAAGCATTAGCCAGTGATGAAACGTGGGAAGAAATATGAAGAAGCAAATGAAATATATGGTTGGTGATTTTGAAACCACTGTATATGAAGGACAGACATTCACGGAGGTGTGGGCTTCAGCAGTTGTTGAGCTAGGCACAGAGGATGTTAAAATTCATCATTCTATTAGAGAGACTTATAATTATCTTTATAACTTAAAGCAGAATATTTGCATATATTACCATAACTTAAAGTTTGATGGTTCGTTTTGGCTATCGTTCTTACTAGTAGATTTGAAATATGAACAAAAACTTTATGTAAACCCGAATAACGATAGTGATGTACACTTTTTAAAAGAAAAAGATTTAACGCCAAAATCCTTTGTATATACAATTTCAGACACGGGGCAGTGGTACAGTATACTTATCAAGACACCATATGCATTGATTGAGATTAGAGATAGTTTGAAGCTCTTGCCGTTTTCAGTTGAACAAATTGGGAAAAGTTTTCAAACAAAGCACCGTAAATTAAATATGGTGTATAAGGGGCTTAGATATGCAGGTTGCTCAATTACAGATGACGAAAAACGTTATATTGCTAATGATGTTCTAGTAGTTAAAGAAGCGTTGGAAATCATGCAGGCAGATGGGCACTTAAAACTTACTATCGGCTCATGTTGTCTCTCTGAATTTAAAGCTACAGTTGACAAACAAGACTATCAAGCATTTTTCCCTGATTTAACACAGTTTAAATTAAACCCACTTGAATATAAATACTCAAACGCTGACGAGTATATAAGACACTCATATAGAGGGGGTTGGTGTTATCTAAAGAAAGGGTGTGAAAACAGAATTTACAGAGAGGGTATCACAGCAGATGTTAATAGCTTGTACCCATCTATGATGCATTCAGAAAGTGGAAATTATTACCCATATGGTCAACCAGTTTTTTTCAAAGGTAAAATTCCGCCAAAATGTCTTACAGACCAATATTATTATTTTGTTCGTATTCGCACACGTTTTTACTTGAAAGAAGATAAATTACCATTTATACAGATTAAAGGCAGTTTTTTCTATAAGTCTACTGAAATGCTTGAAACATCTGATATAGTTGATAAAGATACAGGAAATGTGTGCACATGGTACAAAGATTTTGACGGAAATATTAAAAAAGCTATTGTTGAAATGGTACTTACTCAAACCGATTTTGAACTGTTACAAGAGCATTACAATGTTGTAGATTTTGAGTTATTGGATGGATGTTATTTTAGAACTATAACAGGAATTTTTGACGAGTATATTAATAAGTATAAGGAAATCAAGCAAAATAGTACAGGGGCAAGGCGAACACTAGCAAAACTCTTTTTAAATAACTTATACGGAAAACTTAGCAGTTCGGATATATCCTCTTTTAAAGTGGCAAGAGAGAAGGACGATGGGTCACTAGGTTTTACGACATTTGAAGAACACGAAAAGAAAGTTATGTATATTCCAATAGGTTCAGCTATAACAAGTTATGCTAGAAATTTTACTATTCGAGCCGCACAGCAAAACTACAAATATTTTGTATACGCTGACACGGATAGCATACATTGTTGCACTACAAAGAAAAATATTAAAGGAATAAAAATACACCCTTCTAATTTTTGTTGTTGGAAGCTTGAGAGCTTTTGGAATGAGGCTATTTTTGTTCGTCAGAAAACTTATATTGAGCATGTTACGCATGAGGATGAAGAACCAATTAATGAGCCATACTATAATGTAAAATGTGCGGGTATGCCTGATAGGTGTAAGAATTTATTTCTTAAATCAATGAAGGGGGTGACGGATGATGAACTAGAGAAATACCCCACAATTCAGCAACAATTTTTGAAAACAAAGAGAACGCTTGCTGATTTTAAACAGGGGTTGGAAGTATATGGAAAACTCCGCCCAGTGAGAATAAGGGGAGGAATAGTATTGCAGGAGACAACTTATAAAATGCGATAATGTTTCGCGTGAAATATAACAAAAGAGACAGAATAAATTCTGTCTCTTTTTAATATATCTATAACGTTAATTCTTAATGCATGGGTAGGCATACACCCAACTACAAAGGTTTGTCTTATATTTCAAAGAGCCTTTCAAACCAATGTTACAAAAATAACTAACGCAGATACCATTAATAATATGCTAGAGCTTTAAGTATACATTCTTTACAGTCAAGTGAATAAAATCTAAAACACCCTCTATCAAAGAAGTATCTCATATAGTCAATTAACCATGCATTATTTTTAAGCATAACAAAATTAATATTATGGTCATCTGTAGTGACTGAAATTCTTTGTTTAAAATCAGGGTCAACCTTCTTGTCACAATATACTATGCCTTCTTCTTCAAACATTTTAACGGCGTACTCTTCACCCTTATATTTAAGTGTGCATAAATATCTACTTTGCCCCTTCATTTTTTCGATGAAAGCATGGTTGTCATTCAGATAAACATTTTGTGACGCATAAGCTACATAATTGGACTTGGTGAACGCTCTATTAAAAAGCGAGTTTTCTTGTAACTTAGAGGCACTTTCATTATATCCCTGTTCAAGAACAAACCCATCACCACGTAGAAATTTGACATCCGATATCAGTCTGTCAGCAATATCTAATGCTGTATAATATGGGTTTAACAGTGTTACAGCGTTAGAAATCATTATTACAGGAACATATCTAACCTGTTTGTTGTTTCCCCTTGCTATTGACGTGTGTATACTAATAAATTTGGTGACTTCATCAGCGCAGTAATGATTAGTTTCAGACTGAAATTCATCAAAAAGTATTCTTGATACATCGCTCAGATAGTGCGAATACTTTTTCACTTTATCCGCACAGTTGAGTGCTACAGCATAACCACAGGATTTTCCCTCACCCTCTTCATCGTATGCACCGCATAAAAATAACTCGTACATTTTACTATTACCAATTTGTACAGCTTTCATTGTATAAGCAGGGAAAAAAAGGTTGTGTATATCCTTAAAGAATTTGTCGGCAGAGTCCTTCAACTCGTCTTGAAATCTGTACAGTAGACAAAATTTCTCGTTATATTTTAAAAAGCGATTAATTAGATACCTGTTAAAATATGTTGTTTTTCCTGCATTTCTATTTGATGTTGATATATAAATTTCTGGCACATTCCCATTAATATCTTTCATGCTTAATAGCTTAGTGCCATCATAGTATTTTATTTTATTCACTTATCCACTTCCTTTAGTTTATTATATCAAATTATCCACAATTTGTCAAATTAATGTTGATAATTTGTGGATAAAATGTTGATAATTTGTGGATAATATGTTATAATAAGAAAAAAAGAAAAGGGGGGTCACTATTATGATTAATGACTTAGCAACATTAATTTCTACGCTTGGTTTTCCCATAGGAATGTGTTTAATTATGTGTTATTACATTAACAAAATTAATGACGCACATAAGGAAGAGACAGACAAGTTTGCAGAAGCACTCAACAATAATACAGTCGTGCTTCAAAAACTTTGTGATAAGCTTGACAGTGAGGTGAATGTCAATGACAAGTAGTGATATTGTAACAACGGCGAGAACGTATCTCGGAAAGCCCTATGTATGGGGTGGAGAGTCTGAGTCTGAGGGTGGATATGACTGTAGTGGTTTTGTATATTCTGTACTTAATAAGTGTGGCATGAAAGTACCAAGAACTACAGCACAAGGCTACTCAGTGTTAGGCAAAACAGTAACAAATATTCAAAGTGCTGATTTACTTTATTTCGGTAAATCAACCAAGAGAATTACTCACATAGCAATTGCTATTAACAGTATACAAATGATTGAATCGATAGGAAATAGTAAAAACACAAAAACAAACAAGGGTAAGGGTGTTTCAATTACTAATATTTCTCACCGAAACGACTTAGTGCTTGTTAAAAGAATTGTTGATTTAAAAAAGGAGAAATTAACAACTATGTCTTTATTGAAAAAAGGTAGTAAAAATAACGATGTTACTGTATTCGAGATACTAATGTCAAAGTTAGGGTATTATACGGGTTCAATTGATACCCTCTACGGTAAGGGCTGCGTATCTGCATGTATTAATTTTCAGAAAGACCACAATCTTGTACAGGATGGTAAGTGTGGCAACAATACATGGAAAGCGCTTCTTACTGAGGTAATTTAATGGCATGGGTAGTTATTGAGGGTACTAGAAAGTATCTGACAAAGGCGCAGATGGAAAATAACGCTGTAGAGTTTAACGCTTATTTTGCTGGAAAATACACACTTGAAAGTATATGTGGTATGCTTGGAAATGTTCAGAGAGAAAGTACCTTAAACCCGGGACTAAAAGAAAGAGAAAGTGTATCTAGTGGATGGGGTCTTATTCAGTGGACGCCATCCTCAAACCTCACTGACTACGCAAATGCTCAAGGTAAGGATTGGAAAGACGGCAAATTGCAGTGTCAGCTTATTAATGCCGAAGTACTTGAAGGATATGGCGGTCAGTGGAAACCAACTAAAAGTTATCCTTATAGTGGTTTAGAATTTTCTCAACTAACGGATGTTGAAGAAGCAGTTAAAGCTTACTGCTTTGAACGTGAGCGCGCTGGTGTTGTAGCACTTGATGAAAGAATACAAAACGGGAAGAATTGGTTCGAGTATCTTAGCGGTACACCTTTACCGCCCACACCGCCCACACCGCCCACACCTATGCCATCAACAAAAAGGCACTTACCTATTTATATGATGATGCACAGACGTTTTTAAGGAAGGAGAATGATAATGGCAAAATTATCAAAAGATGAATTACTCGAAAAAGTAAGAACATATGTCGGTGATAGGACTGATGATGAAACACTCGCAATTATTGAAGATATTTCTGACTCATTTGATTCGTCTGACGCTGACGAGTGGAGACAGAAATTCGAAGAGAATGACAAAATGTGGAGGGAGAAATATATTTCAAGGTTTTTTGAAAAAAATGACAATGGAATTGAAGACCCTACAGACTATGAAGAGAAGGAATATAAAACCTTCGAGGATTTATTTGAAGAGGAGGAAATATAATGGCTAAAAGAATTGCAAGTAGCACTTTAAATGCTACAACACTTGACATTTTAAATGTTATCAGACAGAATGCATCATATGACTATCAGCAGAATGTGCCAGCTGTTGATAAAGCAAGTGATATCCCTAAAGTAGGAGAAGTTATTTATGGAACACCTGCTTTTGCAAATCAGTTTATTAATGCATTGGTAAACAGAATTGCTATAGTTAGAGTACAAAGTGCAACATTTAATAACCCTTATAGTATTTTGAAAAAAGGATACTTAGAGTTTGGCGAAACAATAGAGGACATTTTTGTTTCTATTGCTAAAGCTGTAGATTATACACCCGAAAAAGCTAGTGCACGAGAATTTAAGCGTACATTACCAGATGTTAGAAGTGCTTTCCATACAATGAATTGGCGAGTAATGTATCCTATTACAATACAGGATGAAGATTTGAGACAGGCTTTTCTAAGTATTGATGGTATCACAGATTTAATTGCTAAGATTGTAAACAGTGTATACACAGCCGCAGAGTATGACGAGTTCTTACTCTTTAAATATCTTTTAATCAAGGCTATTTCACACGGTAAAATGAAGCCAATAGCTATTGAGAGTGATACTGATTTAAGCACATCCGCTGTAGCATTTAGAAGTGCATCAAATATTTTACCTTTTATGTCTAATGAATACAACGAAGCAAATGTTAAAACTAATACACCTAAAGACAGACAGATTATTTTCATGGATGCAAAATTTAATGCACAGTATGACGTTAATGTTTTAGCAAGTGCATTTAATATGGATAAAGCAGACTTCATGGGTAGACTGTTTTTGATTGATAACTGGACTGATTTTGATAATGAGCGTTTTGATATTATCAGAGCAAATTCAGATGGTATCGAAGAAATTACAAGCGCAGAACTTGCACTGTTAAATGACGTTAAAGGTGTACTTATTGATGAAAACTGGTTTCAAGTTTATGACAACAATAATAAGTTTACTGAACAGTATGTAGCTAGTGGACTTTACTGGAATTATTTTTATCATGTTTGGAAAACAGTTTCAAGCTCGCCTTTTGCCAATGCTATCGTGTTTGTATCTAAGACAGCGGATGTAGCATTGCCAACTTCATTAACTTGCAAGTGCATTAATAAGGATATTTCAGATGAAGCTATTGTTTTAGCTTTTAATGCTGATACTGATGAAGCAAGCCTTAAGCCAAATAGCGTCCATTTTGTACAGACAGATGCTCTTACAAGTAAGGGAATTGCTGTACAGAAATATGGAGTTGTGATAATTCCTAAGAGTGCAGTCGCAGAGGAAATTACTATTACAGCAGAAATTGACGGCACAAAATATACTGCAACAGATACGACAACAAGTGCTATTAACGTTGGAGATATTCTTAGCTTGAATAAAGAGTAAAGGGGTGATTATGAGTGATTCAAACACTTTATATCCGCTGATACTGTTGATGCAAAAGGAATTTCTGCAATTTATTTAAACACTCTGAACATTATAAGTGGCACAATAACATTTTATTGCTTAATCGAAGTATAATAGTGGTGGGTTAATTTCCCACCACTAAAACAAAAAGTAAAGGAAGTGAAATAATGTATATAGAACCTAATAGCGTTATTAAAATATGCACTGGTGTACCACTTTCCACACAGCAAAAACATACTATTTATTTTTCAAGCATTGAAGCTCAAACAAACTATTTTCTTAGTAAAGTTAAAAGTGGTTTAGAATTTAACAAGGTGTCCTATAACAGAGTGAATAAAGGTAAATGCCGTGTACAATCTACAGCTGATAAACTTTATGACTGTAATTATATGATGTTTCAAAACACCGCATTTAGCAATCGTTGGTTTTATGCTTTCATAACTGGAATTGAGTATATCAACAATATAACAGCAGAAATAAGTTTTGAAATTGATGTACTACAAACTTATTGGTTTGACATTAAAAGAAAAGAATGCTTTGTTGAAAGAGAACACACTTTAACTGATAATATTGGTGAGCATATTTTACCCGAAAACGTTGAATGCGGTGAGTATGTATACAACGGTAAAGGACAAGTCATTGGACTGGGTTCGTTGAGTACTTGCACTATGGTACTACTTGCTACCACAGGCGGATACATGTACGACGGTGTTTACAGTGGTTATCAAATCAAGGCTTTTTCAAACACCGAAGCTGGTGGAAATAACCTCACTAATTTTTTGAATCAATACTTAAAAACACCCGATAATATATTGGCACTATACACTTGCCCTACAGATATACTACCCGTTGAAGTGACAGACGAAGGAGTAAATATAACGTTTACTGGTCAAACAAACCCTATTAATGTTACTGGCACACCTATTACTGCTAACGATACATTAAATGGTTATAAGCCAAGAAATAAGAAACTATATACTTACCCATACAACTTCAATGAAGTAAGAAACAACTGTGGTCAGACATTGATTCAAAGATACGAATTTTCAGAAAATCTTACACCTTACTATAACATTGTGGGAAATATGACAATGCCTGTACAGGAAGTGCTAAGGCTTGACAGATACAAAGCCACAGAAACTAGCGGTACTGATAGAATGGATATGACAGAAACTATAACACTTGATAGTTTCCCCTTATGTTCATGGAATGTGGATGCCTTTAATGCATGGGTAGCGCAAAACGCTGTACCAATTAGTGTTAATGCTATCCCATCTGCTATTCAGACTGCTGTTGGTGTGTTTACAGGAAATGAAAGTAACTCTGCTTTAGGTAGTGTGCAAAATATACTAACAAGTGCTTATACAGCAAGTATATCTGCTAATGATGTAAAGGGCAATTATGCTACTAACAATGCTCTTTTTGGCAAAGGTCAAGTATGTTTTGAAGCTCAACGAAAATCTATTACTGCTGATTATGCCAAGGCTATAGATAAATATTTTGATGTATTTGGGTATGCTTGTCATACAACAAAAGTACCTAACGTGTCAAGCAGACCACATTGGAATTATACAAAGACTGTTGATTGTACAATAATAGGTGGAGCACCTAGTGATGATATAGCGTTAATTGAAAGCTATTTTAATAGTGGGATTACCTTTTGGAAAAATCCTAGTGAAGTTGGAAATTATTCACTTGATAATTCTGTTTAGAAAAGGGGGGTAAAATGAGTAAAGCAAGAAAAGCAAGACGAAGTAAACAGAGAACAAATTTTGATGACAGTGTATTTTATCAACTTTATACGTTTGACCAATACTTAGATTTATTTACAGAGATAGCCATAAGCTCGTTTGAATGGACTGGACTTCCTAGTACTGTAGACGCCAGATTTATTGAAGTTGGGTTGTATGAAAATAAAGCTATGCTGTATTTTAATGATGATGTGATGGGTAATCTATGCTTGCGTGGTGTGCTAGGTGGACAACTTGATGTTTATAACATACCGTTATATAGACGGGCTTATGCTTCTAATGGATATCAGCGTACTTGTAGTCGGGATGATAGTGTTATTATATGGGATAATATGACCCATTGGTGCTGTAAAGATAAAATGTCAACATATGCTAAAAGACTAGCTGAACTTGATGCAAGTATTGACATTAACTGTAAAGCTCAAAGAACACCTATTTTAATTAAAGGTAGCGAGCAGCAGCAATTAGCTTTAAAAAATGCTTATATGCAATATGATGGAAACCAACCTGTTATTTTTGGCAATAATGATTTTATGGATGGTGATGGAAGCTCGTTTGGTGTGTTTACAACGGGTGCACCTTTTGTGGCTGATAAGTTATATGAATTAAAAGTTAATCTATGGAATGAAGCTCTCACATACCTAGGTGTAACTAATATCAGCGTTCAGAAAAAAGAAAGAATGATAAAAGATGAAGTGCAAAGACTACAAGGCGGTGTAATGGCAAACAGATATTCGCGAGAATTTGCAAGACAACAGGCATGCGAAGAGATTAACAGAATGTTTGGTACTCAAATAAGCTGTCACTTTCGTGATGTATTTAATCAAAATAAAGACGGGAAGGAGGATAATGATAATGAGTAAATATACAACAGAAGTTAGATTTATATGTGAAACAAATGCAAATTTAACAGAATCGACAGGGTTTAACGACATTGAAGATGTACTGAATAAGTCTTGGAACAAAATTTTTAGCGACTTTCCTATTTTTGACGAGCAATACCGAGCAGAACTTTGTAAGAAGATTTTAAGGCATTACTACACAAGAGAGATATGCTGCGAAACTGTAGGAAGATGGAAGTTGTTTCTTAGTGATAAGATGAAAACCATAATGCCTTATTATAACCAACTTTATAAGAGCGAATTGTTAAAAATTCAACCGTTAGTTAGTGTGGACAGGAGTGTTACACATGAAGGTAGTGGAAGCGAAACCAAAACCACTAACAGAAATGGCACTAATACTAGCACCTCAAGAACAGATGGAAGCACCGATACTTGGAGCTATTACAGTGATACACCACAGGGCGGTATTAATGGACTTGACAGTAACGATTATTTAACAAATGCCACGCACAATATGGGTACGGATGGCACGAGTAGTACACTAAAAGGAGCAACTACCGATAATGAGACAGGAACAGGAAACAGAAACGACAGCTATTTTGACAAAGTTTTAGGTTATGAAGGTAATCAGTCAGAAATGTTGCTAAAGTTTAGGGAAACGTTTTTAAATATTGATATGATGATTATTGATGAACTTAAAGACTTATTCTTTACAATTTATTAGAAGGGAGTGTCTATGTATGAATAACAGTGACAAAGAATTCTTTCAATTTTGGTGTTATAAGGTTTTACCGTTGGTATATGATGACAGCCTAAGCTATTATGAATTACTTTGTAAAATGGTAGATTATATTAACAATTTGATTGAAACTGACAAATTACAGAACGATGAAATCAATAAGCTAAAACAGGAAATACAGGCGGTGCAAAATTGGATTGATAATTTCGATACTAGCTTTGCTGAAAATGTTATTGCTCAATATTTAGCCACTATGATTTTTGTGACAATTAGTGATGCAGGATATATCATTTATAATATTCCTAAACACTGGGAATGTATAACATTTAATACAACTGGGTTAGATATTGGAAATAACATAGGTGTTGGGGATTATGACTATGGTCATTTAGTATTAAGTTATTAAGAAAGAGAGGTAAAAGTAATATGAGTTATGGCTTGATTAATAGACAGTATGTGGGTGCTAGGTATGTGCCGAAGATTATGGGTGAGTGGGACAAAAATATACCTTATGAAGCATTAAGTATAGTAACTTATAAAGGTAATAGCTTTACAAGTAAAATACCTGTTCCTGCTAAAGTAGATATTGGTGATGAGACTTATTGGATTAGTACTGGTAATTACAATGTTCAGGTTGAAGAGTATAGAAAAGAAACTCTTGAAGCTAAGCAACTTGCAAATAATACTAACACTGATTTACAGACATTTAAAAAAAATCAGACCAATACTAATAATGAAATTAATAATAAAATTGATTCAACAACAAGTGCATTAAATAAATTAAAAAATGACGTGTTTGATGGCGATACTCCTAGTGTTATTACAGTTGCCAAAAATGGTGGAAGATTTCATACAATTAATGAAGCTATTACTTTTGCAAAGAAATATTGCGAAAGATATAAAAGAGTTACAATTTTAATCTACGCTGGTGTATACAAAGAAAGTATTGTACTTACAAAAAATCCCGGTATAGACCTTGTTGGTATTGGTATGCCAGAGATTATTAGCGATGCAGCATATCCTAATGGTGCCGCATATATTTATGGAGATACTTATATTGAGGGTATTTATTTTCATTCAACTGGTGCAGATAGTTATGCCCTTCATCTTGACGGAAGTACCGATACAAGTTATGGCACTTCAGTAAAGGTTGTAAATTGTAAATTTGTTAGTAATAATCAACCAGCACTAGGCTGTGGGTGTACAAGAGGGTGCAATTACACTTTTATCAATTGTTTATTTTATGGTACAGATGGCATATATGTACATAATGAAGCTAGTGCTAATGTTGCTCAACAGCAGTTTCATGCAATAGGATGTAAAATAAATGGCAAAAAACATGCCGTTGCTATTGATGACGCCGCTAAATTAAATTTTGGCGCTACTGGCTCACCTTTAGTACTTAACTTTGCTAACTCTTATACAACCGACAATATAAATAGCATGGTTCTTTTTAGATTAACAAATGCTGACAATTATGGATACATACCCGGTGATAACAAAGGTATCTCGCTTTCACCTGCGTCTACTACACAAATAGTAGCACTTGATTATAAATATCAAGGTGGTTACACTATAACAATATCTGTACCTACCTATGCAAACCTTAAAGATGTATATATTCCGGTAGAAAACGCTAACTTATTCGAATGGACAGTAACAACATCAAAACCAGGGACTG